AGTCCCGAAACTATTGTTTCGGAAGTTATAGATAAAGAAAAGAGAAATAAGAAAATTCCTGTATCTATTGAACAACTCGTAAATGGAAATATTCCAAAAGTTGATTCGGACGTTTGTCTCGCTGCTAATGGTTGTCTGTTTAAAAAAGATAGACAAGGATTCTTGCCGCAGATTATTGAGCGAATGTACAAAGATCGCGTTGAGTATAAAAATAGAATGATTGCCGCTAAAAAGAATTATGAAAAGGAACAAGATAAGCATAAGAAGTATATGTTTAGTAAGGAGATATCGCGGTACAATAATCTCCAGATGGCAAAAAAGATTCAGTTAAATTCTGCCTATGGTGCACTTGGTAATGAATATTTTAGATTTTTTGATATTGATTTGGCAACAGCAATTACTGCCGGCGGCCAACTTACTATCAAATGGGCTGAAAATAAGATAAATGAATATCTTAACAAGCTTTTGAAAACGGAAAAGGAGGACTATGTTCTGGCTTCAGATACGGATTCGTTATATATCACTCTTGATAAGCTTGTACGAATGGTGTTTGAGAAATCAGGAAGTGATCTTGGTCGAAAAGATGTTTCAACAGAAAAGATTGTCACGTTCCTTGATAAGGTTATTAAAGAGCGCATTGAACCTACTATTGCTGAAATTTACAATGATCTTGCTCTTCGGATGGAAGCATACGATCAAAAAATGATAATGAAACGCGAAGTTATCGCGGACAAAGGCATTTGGACAGCAAAGAAAAGATATATTCTAAATGTTCATGATAGCGAAGGAATTAGATATAACAGCCCCAAACTGAAGATCATGGGAATTGAGGCTGTTAAATCGTCAACTCCTTTTGCTTGTCGCTCTGCTATTACAGAGGCGTTGAATATAGTTATGCAGAAGACAGAAGAGGATCTTCAGCAATATATCGCAGCATTTAAGACTAAATTCTATGAAATGCCTTTTGAAGATGTGTCATTTCCAAGAACGGTTCAAAATATCGAAAAATATAAAACAGAGAAAAAATCTATTCCTATTCATGTTCGAGGCGCACTAATCTATAATAAAAGAATTACCGAATTAAAGTTATTGAATAAATATGAATTGGTAAGAGACGGAGATAAGATAAAGTTTTGCTATCTTAAACTTCCTAATCCTATTCAAGACTATGTTATCAGCGCATTGTCAACTCTGCCACAACAATTTGGTCTAGAGAAATATATTGATTACGAAACGCAATTTGAAAAGGCGTTTCTTGAACCTCTCAAGTCCATTCTTAATGTTATTGGATGGAAAGATAAAAAGACCCATACATTAGAGGAATTCTTTACATGACAAATGTTCCAGCTGAGTATTTAAGTTTTGATTTTGGATTTTCTGCTGTTGACGAAAAGGATATGTTGGCAAAGCAGAAAGCTCCAACAGTAGAAGCTCCTGTTATTGATACTTCTACTATTGAAGAGAAGTTTGACAGAATTGATGAAAAGTTAGATCAAGTTCTTATTGAATTTGCTCGAATGCAGGACAATGTAGCAGCAAATGCTACTGAAGATGAAATGAGAGACAAGATTAGACAGCTTGAAGCAATCATTGTTCCTCTCTTAAACAATCTGTTAAAAACCGCAGATAAAGAATGGATTCATTGGCCAAATAGAAGAGAGACTGTCCAGCTTCAGCTTGATAAGGTATTAAAGATAACACGCGGCTAATGAAAAAAATACAATTAGATCGGATGCTTGTGCTACTCACAGGCATATTTCTGTCTGGAGTAGCCGCATGGTATTCAATTACAGGACTTACAGCAATATTTGCCGGAGCTTACTGGGAAATCATAATTCTCGGTGCAGCATTGGAGTTAGGAAAGATAATCATAGCTTCCTGGCTTTATAGAAACTGGGAGCATGTCGGTAAAATATTTAAATTTTATTTCGTGACTGCGTTATGTATTCTTATGCTTATAACAAGTGCTGGCATATTTGGATTTTTATCAAAAGCCCATTTAGATCAAACTGCTCCAAGCGGAGATGTTGTTGCAAAGATAGAAAGAATTGATCAACAGATAAGCAAAGAAAAACTACGAATAGATCGTGCTGAAAAACAATTAGCACAACTTGATAATGCGATTGATAAGATTATTAATGCTTCAAATAGGGCTGAAACTGCTCTTACGATTAGAACAAAACAAAAAGTCGAACGCGATAGTATTTCCAGAGAAATAAAAAGCGCACAGATAGAGATTGATAAACTTCAAGTAGAAAAGCTTCCTTTGGAATCACAAAATAGACGATTAAAGAATGAAGTTGGTCCTATTAGATATGTCGCTGAATTAATATATGGAGAAGGAAACGAAAAGACATTAGATAGTGCTGTTAGAATTATGATTCTAATGTTAGTATTCGTTATTGATCCATTAGCTGTGTTATTGATTATTTCAGCGTCAAGAGATATCAAATATCATACAAATCAAGAAAAAATGAAAGAGCGCAATGAAAAGCGACGATATAAAAGAGATGCTGTGAAATGGTTAGAAGAAAATTCAAGTGCTGTTGCCACAGATGGATTAGAATGGAAAACTAAAAAAATAAAAATATCAAAGCTACCAGAAGATGATTGACAATAAAAGTATTATAATATAGTATATGATTATGAAATGGAGGTTATCATGAACTTTTTTAAATCATTAGTAAAAGAACTTGAAGACGACAATACACACTTTGCTGACGAGGGTGGAAACTCAGCCGAATTCTCTGGATGGATTGACACAGGAAGTTATATTCTAAATGCCGTTCTTAGTGGATCTATTTACGGTGGTGTTCCAAATAATAAGATTACCGCATTTGCTGGAGAAGCAGCAACAGGTAAAACATTCTTCGTTTTAGGTCTTGTTAGAAAGTTTTTAGAAGACAATAAAAACGCTGCTGTATTTTATTACGATACAGAAGCCGCAGTTACTCGTGAAATGATGGAGTCTCGCGGAATTGATGTTAAGCGTGTTATCATTGTAGAGCCAGAAACAATTCAAGATTTCAGACGCCATGCTCTTAATGTTCTTGATAAGTATATTAAGGAAAATGAAAAGGATAGGCCGCCGATGATGCTTGTTCTTGATTCTTTGGCCCAACTAACGTCAATCAAAGAATTAACAGACAGCACTGAAGGTAAAGATACGCGAGACATGACTAAGGCTCAGTTGCTTAAGGCAACATTTAGAGCATTAAATCTAAGACTCGCAAAGGCAAGAGTTCCGCTTCTGATTACAAATCATGTCTATGATGTAATTGGCTCATATGTTCCAACAAAAGAAATGGGTGGTGGTAGTGGACTAAAATATGCCGCATCACAAATTATCTTTCTATCAAAGAAGAAAGATAGAGACGGAAATGATGTTGTAGGAAATATCATTCATTGTAAGATGACGAAAAGCCGTTTTACAAAAGAAAATAAAATGGTTGATGTGAGACTGTCTTATACAACAGGCCTTGATCGCCATTATGGACTTCTTGATCTGGCAGAAAAGTATGGTGTCATTAAGAAAGTATCAACGCGATATGAAATGCCAGATGGATCAAAGGTCTTTGGAAAAGCCATCAATGAAAATCCAGAAGAATATTTCACTGATGATCTATTAAATAAGCTTGAAGAGTGTTGTGCTAAAGAATTTAAATATGGAATGATAGGTATTGAAGAAAAGGAAGAGGACGATGAAGGGAACGATTGACGCGGAACTTATGCTTCCACTTTATAAATTTCTTGGAGAAAACTCTTCAACGCAAGAATATGAAGATATTGTTATCTCTGATGGAAAATATAAAGACTTGACTTTTCATTACAATACCATTAAACTTGATAGAATAACAGATGATGAAGAAGGTGTATTATCTTTTCAATATACTATCGTGAATAATCCATCAAATATTGATTTTGAAATAACTGAAAATCAAAAAGGATTAGAAGATACGATAGCCGCTATTCTATATGATATTGTAGGAAACTCAGCAGGGAAAATAGGTAAAATAGAAGATGCTGGAACGAATTATCCTGAAGAATCTCTCGGTTAATGAAAACTATTTAAGAAAGGTTATTCCGTTTGTTCAACCGGAATATTTTCAAGACTCTGCGGAAAAAATAGTATTCAAATCAATCGTAAGTTTCGTTCAAAAGTATAACTCTCTTCCAACTAAGGAAGCACTTGAACTTGACATATCAGAACAAACAGGACTCGGTGAAGAAGATCATAAGCGTGCGGTAGCAATTGTTCGTGATATTAATAATGTAGAAGAAAATGATCTTCAATGGCTACTTGATGAAACAGAAAAATTCTGTCAAGATAAAGCCATTCAAAATGCTATTATGGACAGTATCCATATCCTTGAAGGAAAACATAAATCTAAAACAAAAAACAATATTCCAGAAATATTGAGTGACGCGCTGGGTATCAGTTTTGATTCCAATATTGGTCACGACTTTATTGAAAATTATGAAGAGCGATATGAATACTATCATCGTGTAGAAGAAAAAGTTCCGTTTGATATTGAACTCTTAAATAAAATAACAAGAGGCGGAGTTTCAAAAAAATCTCTAAGCATAATTCTGGCTGGCACTGGTGTCGGTAAAACTCTTGCGATGACACATTTCGCAGCAGCAAATCTTTCAATGGGTAAGAATGTTCTTTACATTACACTTGAAATGGCCGAAGAAAAGATTGCTGAAAGAATTGATGCTAATCTATTGAATATCACAATTCCAGATTTAACAGTATTGCCAAGAGATTTGTATGAGCGCAAAATCTCAAAGCTTAGAGAAAATACTCAAGGAAAACTTATCATAAAAGAATATCCAACTGCGACAGCGCATGTTGGTCATTTTAGACACTTGCTTAATGAATTAAATCTGAAAAAGAATTTTATACCAGATATCATCTATATTGATTATCTCAATATCTGTATGTCATCAAGAATTAAACAAGGATCAAATGTAAACTCATATACCTATATTAAATCTATTGCGGAAGAACTCCGAGGAATGTCTGTTGAAAAAAATGTTCCTATAATTTCTGCGACACAAACAACACGATCTGGCTATACAAATAGCGATCCTGGTTTGGAAGATACCTCAGAATCTTTCGGTCTTCCCGCAACGGCTGACTTTATGATTGCTATGGTTAGAAGCGAAGAATTGGACGATCTAAATCAGATTTTGATAAAACAATTGAAAAATAGATATTCCGATCCTTCCATAAACAAGCGATTTGTCATTGGAGTTGATAGAACTAAAATGCGCTTATATGATTGCGAACAAAGCGCCCAAAGTGACATTTCGGAAGATAAACCTCTTATGGATAAAACTGGATTTGGAAAACGTCAAAATGAAGAGGATCAAATGGAATGGGCCACTAGGACTATGGGAAGAAAGGACTTTTCCAAATTGAATTTTGAATAAATAGTGTTGACAAGCTTACTTTTCTAATCTATTATAGAATTACGAGGAAAAAGTATGCCAAGACAAACACTATCTGATTATGCTATAGGATACGATTCCGCCTGTTTGATTACAACAAAGGGCGGTAGTATCAAACAAAAAAGACTTGTTAACGATGTCATATTTTGGACATTATCTAAACTTTTATCCAAAAAACTAACCGACAACATATACATTGAAATTGTTCTTCAAAAACGATTTTACAAAGACTATGGATGTGTTATGTGGGAAGACAACAATATCAATCCTCGCGATTTTGTGATGGAACTTAATACTGGTCTATCAGATAGACAACTGGTATCCACGACAATCCACGAATGCGTTCATATAAAGCAATTTGCTTTAGGAGAACTAAAAGACTATGTAAGAAAGCCTGACTATTCTGTTTGGAAAAATAAAATGTATAAAGTTGATGGTAAAGACAGCATTGAATATCAGGATCATCCGTGGGAAAAAGAAGCATATCGTCTTGAGAGAAAACTTTTTAGATTATTAAAAAAAGAACTTGATATAAAGTTTACTCGCAAAGGCGATATCATATGAACATAGAAATCTACAGCAAAGTTGATTGTCCGTATTGTGTTCGTGCTAAAAATTTGTTTAGAACTCTAATGCTGGAATATAAAGAATATATTGTTCCAACTGATATCAGCAGAGAAGAATTTTTACAGAAATTCAAACCAGCCAAAACTGTTCCTCAAATTATTGTTGACGGAGAGCATATTGGTGGTTATAATGATCTTATCAAAGATTATCGTTTTAATCTTTTGATTACGAATCCGATTAAGGCTGACGAGTGAAGGAGGTGTATAATACTTCGTCAGTCAATGGGGGGCTTCGGCCCCCCATTACATTTATAAATAGTGCGTCATGCTAAAATTTAAAACATTCAATATCCAAGAAACTAAAATAAGCTTAGAGTATCATGACGAGCTTAATCCAAAACTATGGGATGGCGATAAACTTAAGCCAGAGATAAGAGAAAAGCTATTGAAGTTTGGAGATGCTTGGGCCGAATTTGCTAAACTGGACAAATCAAGCATTCAAGATATAATAATGACTGGCGGTAATGCGAACTATAACTATACGCCAAAATCGGATATTGATGTTCATCTTGTTGTAGATAGAGACAAGATCGCTGCTTGTAGCAGAGATTTTGTTGATGAATATCTCCAAGATAAGAAGGTTCTATGGACATTAACACATAAAATTTCAGTTCTTGGATATCCTATTGAGCCTTACGCACAAGATATTCACGGAGAATATCCAGCAAATCAAGGCGTATATTCTTTAAAGAACGATAAGTGGCTTAAGCATCCAAATAAAGGACAATATGATTGGAATCATGATCCTGCGCTTAAGCGTAAAGTTCTTTTCTATATGAAACTCATAGATCATATTATAGATGCTAAAATGGATGATGCGGCAGTAAATGATCTAAAAACAAAAATTCGTGAAATGAGAGCAGCATCTATTGCTGCTGGTGGAGAGTTCTCATTCGAAAATCTTGTATTCAAAGAATTAAGAAATCGTGGTTATCTTGACAAATTGAATGACTATCAATTGTCAAAGAAAGATAAAGAACTAAGTCTCTAATGCTAAGTTTTAAACAATATTTGAATGAAGAAGTTGAAGGCAGCTTATCAATATTTGATATTGATGATACATTGTTTCATTCCAAATCAAAAGTGCTTGTGAAGAAAGATGGAAAGACTGTAAAAGAATTAGAGCCTGCTGAATATAATGTTTATAAATTAGAGCCTGGTGAGACATACGATTTCTCACAATTTAGATCATCAAAAATCTTTTATGATACAGCAAGACCAATTGAAACAGTATTTAAACTTGCTAAAAGAATGATTGCCCAGTTCGGCAAATATGTTAATAAAAAAATTATCATTGTGACAGCAAGATCAGATTTAGATAACAAGAATCTGTTTTTAAAAACATTTCAAAAATATGGATTCAATACAGATAAAGTTCATGTCTATCGTGCTGGCAATATTTCAAAGCCAGGAGCAGAAGCTAAAAAGCAGATTATCAGAGACCAGATCAAAGTCGGCAAATATAACATAGTCAGAATGTTTGATGACGATCACAATAATCTAAACAAGTTTCTTGATCTTGCTAAAGAATTTGCGGGCATAAAGTTTGAAGCTTTTGCCATAACTAAACAAGGTCAAATTCAGAGGTATGGATAATGGCAAAAGCAACAGGCGGTTTTGAATACGAAGCCACTATCGCAAATATTCTAAAAGAAAACGGATTGATGAATCCAAACGCTACTACAGCTGGATCATCAGCCGACGATCCTGATGCTTATATCTATGATGCAAATGGTAAAGAAATCAGCATTGAGATTAAGAAAGATAAAGGCGCTTTCTTTGGTCAGGCAGAACTTAAATATGTAAATAAAAAATGGCAATTGTCCGATAACACTAGACGCAAATATCCTAATACTGCAAAGCAGATGGAATCTGTTCCTGTTACCGCAGACAACAAAACATATAAGTCGCTGATTGATTTCGTAAACAAGAATTGGCCCGCGCCGCACGGTAAGAACTATGATATTGATCTAAAACGTCTTGGTAATCTATATGCAGAGTTTCCCACAGCTTCGGTCGGCGAACACTATGCCAAAGATCGCAAAACGCCATACATTCAAATCGGTAAAGCTGGACTATATCATTTTCAGAAAGATGTTCTTCGATTAGGTACTTCTAAGTTTTCAGCAAAGATCCAAGCTCGCTCGCGCGTGAAGTATCGTTCAAGCACTTCTTATGGATTCTTAATCGCCCTTTCTATTAAAGGCATGATAACAGCTTCAGCTATCGATATTGAAAGAGATATTAAGTCGATTAAGAAAGCTATTAAATGAAATCTCTTTCTACATTCATAACTGAATCTAAAAATCTTCACATGGAACATCTTGAGGATTTAATCCTCAATAATGGCGTTGCTGGCGCTCAACAGATATTTCGGTTTCTTACATCAATGCGCGATATGCTTGCTGGACATTCTTCTGGCAAAACATCTGCTACAGTAAAATGGGATGGAGCCCCGGCCATATTTGCTGGAATTGATCCAGCAGATGAAAAGTTTTTTGTTGCTAAAAAAGGATTATTCAACAAAGAACCCATAATGTATAAGTCTCAATCAGACATTGATAAAGAATTGTCTGGTGAACTTCACGCAAAGTTTACAGTTGCTTTTAGAGAATTCAAAAAACTTGGAATAACTTCTGGCGTATATCAAGGGGATCTACTATTTACAGACGATGTAAAGACTGAAACGATTGACGGAGAAAAATATTATACCTTTCATCCTAACACAATCGTATATGCGGTGCCTGTAAATAGCCCTTTAGGTGCTAAAATTAAAAGAGCGTCTATTGGTGTTGTTTGGCATACAACATACACAGGAAGTTCCATTAAAAAGATGAAAGCCGCATTTGGTAAGAATATTGTCAATAAATTCAAATCTGTTTCTACAATATGGATGGACGATGCCACTTATAAAGACATTAGTGGTAATGCTACTTTTACCAAAGAAGAAACAGAAAAATTTAATGAGATTCTGTCCAGAGCAGGAACAATTCTTCAGAAACTACCAAGAGAAGCCGTTAACGCATTTTCACAAGATGAAGATTTGTTACTTCGTGTAAAGACATTTAATAATTCAAAAATTCGGGTCGGTAAACCAATTGGCAACACAGTAAGTCATGTAAGAGACCTTGTGATATATCTAACTGATTTTTATAAAAAAGAATTGGAATCAAAAGTTTCCGAAAAAGGAAAACAAGCGGTAAAAGAAAAATTTAAACCGGCATTTCGTATCATTAGTTCAACACCATTGCTTCAATTAAAATCTATTTTTGATTTTATGAATACTGTTATTGAAGCGAAACATATGCTGATTGCCAAAATGAACAATTCAGCAACAATCAACACATTCTTACGAACAAAACAAGGAATCACAGTTACTTCGCCAGAAGGTTATGTTGCGATAGATCATTTGACTGACGGCGCTGTAAAACTTGTAGATCGTTTGAATTTCAGTTATTCAAATTTCTCTCCGGACATTATTAAAGGATGGCAAAGATAATATTGATGAAAGACGTTTACGAAACAAAACGTCGAAAAGAAAAAGAACTGGAATATTATCAAGAACAACTGGAACTTCTTCAAGAAAAGATGTTTTTTGTGAAAAAGGAAATCGACATGACCAATTTTATAATCCATATCATAGAGAACGAAAAAGAAGTGGATATAAAGAAACTGATCACAGAAAAATCTCTTGAAAAATCAGATACTTAGCCTCTATAAAAAAAATCAATAAAATCAATGACTTAGCCCAAGCTATGCGTTTTTGCATAGTAGCTATGCGGATTATTTCGGATTTTTTATTGACTCCTGACTTGCCTCTCTATATACTGGTTAAAGATAGAGAAACCTGGAGACTATGAAATGCCTATCACTCACATGATCCCTGAAAAGTGGAACACCGTTGACGGTGTATACCAGAAGATCGCAGAGGCCTATTCCGAAACTTTCGCTCATGGCAAGGTGCTGGATTTTGGTATTCGTTCGTGCCAGATTATGTCCGATGTTTGGGGATCCGAGAAGTATGCCATCTATTGGGATGAAGCCAGCAAGTCTCCCAAGACCATCATTCTTGATGTTTGCGACTATCAGTATATGCATGGCGACAAGGTTCATGCGGAGATTGATGCGACCGAAGAGGTCTATGCTGCTCTTCGTGAATACCTTTATCAGCAATCCTTCAATACGGTCAAGACCAAGGCCGAGGCTGATGCTGCTATGATCTACAAGGATTCCATCGTGGAGGTTGTTTCGGGTCGTCAGGGCAAGGGTACCAAGGGCAAGGTCGTTGTCATTATTGAGCGCCCTTATAAGATGGGCTGGCGATCGGCAATGCGCCTCAAGTATGGCA